GCCATTCTCGTTGTCATTTTGAATAAATTTAAAGTCGGGTATGATTCTTCTAATAAAAGTAAACTGTTCGCCATCACCTATATCAAAGTCAGAGCTTTCAATAAACACATTTGTCATCGGCGAGCCATCATCGTCAAAGCCTAGTTCTTGTTGATACAGATAACCACTACTTACAGCTCTAGGATAGTTCTCTATACCAGCGTCTAGCCAAGCCGTTCTGCTAAGTTGACCATACACCCAAGTTTGTTCTGCATAATTATAAATAATATATCTGTCTATTTCGTTGCTTGAAGCAGAGCAGTAGAACCAACCCACTTCATTTTTATCAGCAATTGTAAAAGCGTTAACTTTAAAAGATTGCGTAAGGTTAATATCGTTGAATACGTAATTATGAACGCTGCAAGGCAAAGTTTGTACGCTACCGTTATAAGCGTAAAAGTTGTTGTAGCCCATCCAGTAAACAGCAGAAGTAGCTGTTGTTGCAGCTTTTGGCCCTACCAAGCCAGTACCCTCGTTAATTAAGTTAACTGAAAATGTAAACGGCGGTCCAACAAACTGCATGCTGTATAAAGCAGTATCAGTCCAAACCAATACCTCTTGTCTTGATTTAACAGCCCCAATAATTGAAGAGCCAGAAGATAATCTTAAAGACCCAGCAGTATTGGTAATTGTTGGTTCAAAGTCTAAATTGTTTTCTTGATCGCTAAAAGCAATTAACATAGGATCAACTGTTCCTGTTCTAGCTGAACCTGCATCATTAATTGGATCAGCGCCTAAAACAATTAAATGTCTGTCAATTTCTGAAGTAATAACTTGTAAACCAACTGTAGGCACTAAATTAGCGCCAGCTATTCCAGACATATCAACAGCTCTTGTTGTAACCCCATTGTTCTCAGTCCATTGATAAATGCCGCCACCCCTAACATTTATAATTAAGTTTTCGCCAAAGTTATCATGAGTCCAGAGTCTTAACTGGTTGGTAACAGATAAAGCAGTAACAGAACCAAAAGTTCCTTCGCCCCAACCATTTAACCCCCACCCAGTTCCAGGAACATAAACATCAAGACCTACATTTATTTGATAAGTTCCAACCGTAGAACCACCTCCGTTACCGCTGTCACTTGCGCTAGCTGTTACAGTAGCTCCGCTAGTATTCTTGGCTTCTATTGTATAAGAGTTAGCATTTACGATTGTCGCTATTTGGTATTCTTGATTAAGTACGGTAGCAGTAATATTGCCGCCAAGAGACGCTGCTCCAGAAAAAGTTACGAAATCATTGGCAACTGCTCCATGGGCTGTATCAGCAACAGTAATTGTCGCATCGCCATTAGAAGCAGAAAAGGTAACATCTCCAGCGCTAGTCGTAGATCTTATTGGGGTAATATCATTAAATGTAGATCCTTCTTCTATATAGTATTTAAATGTTGTTCCTAATCCTAAAAATTTTGTTCCGCCTAAAGAAACCCAAGAATGCAAAGCTCTACAAGTTCCTAAAAAAATATTTAAATTGTTTTTTGCCCAACCGCCAAATTTTTCTGGTAAGCCCTTTCTAAATCTTACAAGATTAATATCAAACCAACCGCCTTCGTTACTATAATCAGTTCCCTCTCTGTTTATCCCTGGTTTGAATAATGTTTTTTGTAAACCCATTTTATATGTGTTCCCAGCTTTTACCCTCAAACATCAAAGCCTCAGCTTCTCTTCTTCTTGTAAGACCAGCTAAAACTTTGCCTTTTGCCTTATTCCATCTTTTCATTTGCGCGGGAACTTCGTCGTATTTACCCTCATTTAAAACTCTAAGCATGCTAGATTTTTTTAAATTATTTGGTCCTAAGTTGTATGTCCAAGAAACCAAAGAATCAAATTGGGATTGATTCATTGGGGCAGTTACCAATGAGTTAACATAATGTTCATACTCATCATCAAGCTCACGCCATAACATAAAGTCTGCTTTTTCTTCGGTCCACTTATCACCTTCTTGTACATCTTTAGTATGGCCATATCCTATAGTCCAAACACCTGCAGCACATTGGTAAGCCTCAAGCTCACAGCCTTCAAATTTTTTTATAAGCTCAAAGCCTTTGTCTGAAGTGTGCATTAGTTTCCAAATACGATTGTTACAAAAGCGATGAATAAAGTTCCTATAAAACCAAAAGTCCCAAACATTGCTATTCTTAGGGTTTTGTTTAAATCGTTCATTTCTTGCTTTATCTCTGCTGTTTCTTTGAATATGGTTTTCCATCTTTCCTCACATTTCGCTTCGTGCGATTTTAAGTCTGATGCAACAGATTGAACTGTAGTTCTATTCGCCATCTTTTTTATCACCCGTATTGGATGCTCCAAAGTAAAACGATATAACTGCTGATGCCAACCCACCTAAATATCCTAACACTAAATTAATTAAAGCTTCAGAATTTTGCTCTGGCGGTTGTAAAGTTACTAAAAATATATAGCCCATAAATCCACCAACAACAGCAATACCCATAATTCTAGCTGTCCAATCTTTGTTAAAAGTTTTTCTAGCGTCTTGTTTTTCTACTGTTTCTAATTTAAATATATCTACATCTAGCTCTTTCATCTGAAGCTCAAAACCTTGTTCAGCTTTTTTAAGCTCTAACATTTGTTCTGGAGTAGCCTCTTGTATAGCTTTATTAATAGACTTTGGATCTGATTGACAGCCAAGTACACCAGCAATAACGGACGCTGCTTGGCCACCTAACGGCCCGCCTAATGCAGATCCTAAAGTTGGAGCAAGCGCTCCTACTACATTTTTAATTAAACCAAATTTCATAATTACCCCGCTAATGGATTTTTATCATTCATCTTTGCTTCTATCTTATCTACTTCTTTGTTTAAAGATTGAATGTCAGCTTTAATTGTAGCTATATCTGTTTTTATTTCAGTAACATCTGGAACAGAAATGCCGTCTATTTGTTTTTCTAAATACTGTACAGACTTTTCTATACCTGCAAATCTTTCCTCAATAACTTTTTGTTTTTGTTCGGTATCACCTATACCGCCTATTTGAGCTTCTAGGTTATCTAATCTGTTAACATACTGAGCGCCTTGATAGCCAAAGCCAGCAAGTGTTGTAACAATACCAACAAGAGCTATGAGTTGCGTTGTTTTATTTTCAAACCAATTCATTTAAACCTCCTAAAGAGTTGGCTGCATTTGTTTTAATTCAGTCAAAGTTTTTATACTCTGTCCTGCTAGCCCATAAAAAGCCGCAGTATTATCTGAAAGGTTGCTATTAGTATAAATGCTTTTTGGTTCATACCAAAATTCTTTTTCGGGTATGTTTACTGCTCTGTAACTATTAAAACCTGGCAAAAAGCCCATAACCTCTATAATAGCGTTTTCTGAGCCATATTCTCCAGTTTCTTCTTGTTGGGCCGCAACTTGCTCTTGAGCTGTTTGTAGGTTTTGAGCAATAATATTTTCAACGGTAGTTTCTGAATCAGAATCAACAGATGCAATAGACGTATCTATCTGATCTTGCGTTTTTTCTGTTGTTACGTTAGCAACTGCTACCTCTGCTGTTACCGTTTCTGTTTCTGCTGTTGAACCAAAAGAAGAATTTGATATAGACATACTGCTCATATCAAGAACTTGATTGGTTTGAGCTGTAGATGATGCAAACTGATCTGACATGCTAGGTGAACTACTGGTACTAAAACCAGCGGTAGATGAGTTACTTACGGCATTTCCAGCAGCTACGCTATTGCCTGTAGCATGTATAGAATTGCCAGCGTTAGTACCGCTAACACTCTGATTTGCGGTTCTTATTGTAGATGCAACCACCCTAAGAGCAACCTCTCTGCTAATTGAGCTTTCACCTTTTACATTTTCTCTTTCAGCAACTTGGAACTCTTCTTCAAATACATCTTCTTCTATAGTCTCTTCTCTTTCTATTCTTTCTTCTTCTATTTCAGCTTCAGCCAATCTTTCTTCTATAGCTTCAAAAACCTCCTCAACGGCTTCTTCTTCAAAAATTTCTTCTATAAACTCTTCCTCTGGGTCTTCTAATACTGCAATCTCTTCTTCTCTTCTGGTTTCTTCTTCAAACCATTCTTCTAATTCTTCGATAGTCTCTAGTTCAATAAAAGTTTCAGGCTCTCTAAAATCTTCTACTAAAAATGTTTCTTGAAAAATAAACTCTTCAATAATTAAATCTTCTACAGGGATAAATATTTCTTCACGCGGCATTTCAAAATCTGGTATTAAGGGAAACGGATCTACAAACTCATCTTGACGAAACATTTCTTCAAAGATTATTTCTTCTTCAAACATAAACTCTTGTTCATCAAAGTTCTGCTCATCAAACTCAAATACAAACTCTTCAAATATAGGCTCTTCTTCATAACCAAACTGCTCTTCTTCTTCATAACCGTAATCAAATTGATCTTCTTGAAAGTAACCTACATCTTCTTGTTGTCTGTATCCAGGGCAGAAAGGGCCATACTGAGGATCTAAATCACATTGCTGGTCATCGTATGCGTCCCAATAGTTAGGACATGACTCACTATAAAGAGAGCTTATATTACATTGTTGGGTTAATAAAGCATCTGCATAACCACTACAACTAGAATCATTTAAAGGATTGCTGCAATCAATACCGTTGCCACTACCTGCGCCATATAAAGATCCACCATTTTCTAGCGTGGTATTGATAGATGTTGCATTCCAATTTTTATTGACGCAAGAGGATGAGTTGGTTGTACCTGTGCTGCATTCATCATGATAGTAATAAGTGTATGAGTCTTCTTTTTTAGATCCTACCTCTCCTATCAATACATCATGATTAATAATATCTAGATGGCCATAACGAAGATCAAACGAGTTGTTGTTCCAAAGTATAATCTCAAAGCTGTTGTCTGTATTGCTTCTGTTGTACTCTCTAAGATCATACCAACCAAATATCATTTTGCTTGAGTCTCCCCAAGACTTCATACGAGAATTGTTATCCCTAATTAAGTCAGTCCAAAAAGCATATATAGTGTAGGTGTGCTGTCCGTTAATAGGGTCAGGAGTGTAATCGTTACAGTAGCTACCACTAGCGCCAAAATGGAGACATCCATTAGTAGCCATCCTCGCTTGGCTGAATGTAGAGCCATAAAAAGTAAAATTAAAAGAAAGATCAATTGCGGGAGAAATGCCATCATCTACTACCTCGTAAGCTAACTCGCCTTCAAAGCTGTTTGCGTTTGTTTGCAGGTGATATAAGTCTTGTCCTGATTCATAAGTGTATTGTCCATATACACTAAAGGATAGCAGACTAGCTACTGCGTAGCATAGAATTCGTTTCGGCATTGTTTGTTGGTTTTAGTTTTTCTTGTATATATAACTTTAACTGCGCCAACAACATCTTTATTTATTTTTTCTCTGTTGGGGTTTGAATCGTGTGTACATTTTTGTATGAATAACTTTTCTTGATCTTTAACATCTGGTCTTTTAGATTTATTTTCAGCCCAAGCTAAAGTTGCTTCTGCTCCTATTTTGCCTCTGTAAGGACAAGGAGTACCAGCCATTTCCATAGCTTTAAACACCCTTTCGTCTTGGCAAAGAATACTAACGCTGGCTACTTTCATACCAGTATCGTAAAGATACTTAGATAGTTTTAACCGTTCGCAGTTTTCGTCAGTAACAGTAGCTCCTGTAGAGAAGCCAAATACTTGTCCCTGGAACGCACCAGAGCGGCCTACAGTACAAAGATCTTGCGAATAGGACATAATGCTTGGGGCTATTGCAGACGCTGGAGGAGCCTTGCTCTTGACGTTTTGATTAATTGTTTGAGTAGAATTAGATTCGTTAATATTTCGGTTTGTATTATCAGATTTAGTATTATTTTCGTTTACGTTTCTGTTGTCAGTTTTGACGTTAGAATCTGAAGTCGATTGATTAATATTGGTGTTTTGATTTGTATTAGAGCTAGTCGAAGTCGAGTTATTAGTATTGTTAACATTTTGATTAACGGTTGAATTAACCGTTGAGTTAGATGTCGAAGTATTGACGTTGTTATTCGTATTAGTGTTATTCGAGGTCGAAGTATTTACATTTGTATTTGAATTAGTCGAAACATTCGTATT